GATCTGTCCAGGTACTGAGCATGAGGTTGTTCCAAGAGTATCCTTGAGACTCACGATTTTCAAATGCTTCTTGCATTCGCTTTTTACGAACACCTGGAAATGCACTCATGACATTGTCACTGGCATCGCCCCGGATACACTTTTCAAACAGCAGCCAATTGGGATTAGGCTTTGGCAACTCTTCACCCTTTTTGTTGAAGGCAAGATTGCCATCTTTGTCGTAAATTCCATCTATGGTATAGAGCAATGCACTGATGCCGTCATAGATTTTCACATTTGGGGCCAACAGTTGTTGAAAGTCACTGTCAGTGCTGACAATCACATGGTTACTGGTTGGATGCAATTGAATCCAGCGTGCAATCAAGTCATCTGCTTCAGCATGGGGAGCTTTCAAAACAGTTGCATTTGTGCGATCTTGGGCAAACTGTATGAAATCATCAAGAGCTTCAAAAAAAGTTTTGTCTTCTTCCATTTCATCCACAGTGCGCTGACCAGCTGCTACTCTGCGGTGCGCTTTGTAAGGTGGGTAAAAATCCCTGCGCCAACTGCGGCTTTCCAAACACACTACCAAATGTGAGCCTTTTTGGTCGTTCCACACCTTTTTGATACTGGTGAAGATAGTATGCATTGCCAAGCCCACTTGCGCATTGAAGTCAGGAGCTCTTACACCATAACGAACACGCATGGCTAGATTTTGTAGATCTACAATTACATAAGTGCTCACAGGCAGTTCTCCACTATATTGCACAACTCTAGCCTCCCTTGAGATTGTGTCAACTGTATTCAGTTTTCTGCTTGTTGGGCCGACGTGCTCGCCTATTTGTGGGCACAGCAGTGGCAACAAATGTGTTGTCTTGTTCACCAAGATCACTTGCCACACTTCTGCATACATCTGTCAACCATTTTTCAACAATTTCCTGTTCACTGGCACCTTCATAGCCATTATCTCTGAGAAATTCAACAAAATAACTGTTGTAATCCAATTCAAAAAAGCTTTTGCTGGGATCAGAGGGGTCCCAGCTTATGTTGGGCATGGCCACCCAAGGCTCTTTCCGGGCTTCAGCAACTTGTTTTTCATGCTCAGTTTTATCCAGCTTGTGATGCTTGAGCTCCACATCCAAAAGTGCTACAGCTTTTTCTGTAGTACCTTCTTGTGTTGTTAAGTTCACCATTTCTTTGTCGAAGTCATAATCAGAAATATCTTTGTGCTTTTTTCTGGCTTGCAGCTTTTGGATTTCCTGAGTGAGCGGATCGCTCTCATTTATTTCAACCAGTCTTAAGTCCAGGTCCAGGCCGCTGAGAGCGTATTCTGCCTCTGCGATCTGTCTAGTACGCCCTCGCAAGCCCCAGCTTCCGGGCCAAAGACCAAAGGGGATTTTTGGCTTTTTGCTCATGTTTTTTCCTTGAATAGGTTATCGAATGTGAAGTCAGACACAAGCACAGATCTCTAGTTTGCAAGTTGAGGTTTATGAATGATTTCGATACTAGCACCTGTGTGATGGTCAAATACTGTTATATGCATACCTGTATAATCATTCTGTATGAGTTGCATAACATAAGCTGCAACATGATTGCTCAGATTGTTGGCTCTGGTATCAAAATCTTCAGATAATCTCGCATTTGTGCATGATATTGCACGTATAGTCACATGAGAGTTTTGAGATGTTGCTACCAGAGGGTTAAACGGGATGATACCAGAAGCCACTTGCTCAATTTGATTGAGTATTTCTTCGCGCAAAATTTGTTGCAGCTTATGATCAGCATCATCCAACCCCTTGTTACCTTCGAGTTTCGCGGTCATGTTTTGTCCTTGAATCTGTTTGGTAACACGTATGAGAGATCACTTAGATCAAACACATAGTCTGGTGCTGAAAGTTGCACTGCATATCTCACATGAGGATGGATGTATTTTTGATGCTCGGAGATTGGGCATTCAGCTACACGCTTGGCCAGCGTGGAGAGATTGGTGGGATCCTGTCCATAGCTGATGGTGAAGAATCCTCGATTCTCCACCAATAGTTCTCCACTCTCTGAATACCAATTGAATCTTACTGGGATGCTCACTGTTAAGCCAAACTTGCATAGAGGTGGATTTGGAGATTGAGTATCATGCCATGTGTAGCACAATAACGTGCAGCATATTCATGATTGGCTTGATTGGCTGTCATATTCAACAGCCCCTCTTGCCAAAAACTGATTACCTCATCAACAGTGCTCCGCTCATCCATAGATATTTGATTTTTTTCTGCGCGAAGTTGTTTGCTCTTTTGGGGAAGATCGTTGTAGACATTCATGGGACTCACAAAAACTGGCTTGCCTGTCTCCTGTTTCCATCGGTGTGCCCACTCAGGAACTGTGTTGTAGGGTGTGTCCGGGTCTGCACTCATCACAAACTTCAAACAGTCTGCTCGTGCCAGCATCTCAGGACGAGGCTCAAGATACTTCACAGCCCGACCATTTTTCTCACTGCATTTGGGACTCACCACCAATGTGGTCTCGCGCGGAATGTTTTGCACAATGGTTCCATTGCTTTCAATCTGTGTTTTGGCAAACTGTGTGTTCATGTGCTCCAAAAATGGCACAATGTTTTTTTGGAGCATGGGCTCGCCACCAGTTAACACCAGCACCATATCGCGCTTTTTCACAGGATCGCTGCCAGGTCCGCCATAAACCACATCAGCCCAAAGTGGAACGTCACCTTGAAAATGCTGAGAGATAGTTTTGGAGATCTTTGTGTCCAGTTCCGCCACTGTCATCCAGTCGCCATCGTCGAAAAAAGTGTCGCAAAAGCTGCAAGCAAGATTGCATTTGGCCAAACGCACAAACATGGCAGGCTCACCACGATAAGGACCTTCGCCTTGAAGTGTCACACCAAATATGCTAGTAACAAATATTTTGTCTACAGCATCTTTGAAATACTTTTCGCCTACGATTTCATTCTTCCCAAACAATATAATTCTCCTGATAACTACAATAATTTTGTAGTATGTGTAATGATGCGTCAATAACCATATTCCCTAGCTTACCCTTGTTGATATGTGTTTAAGAAACATAGGGCTAGGAGCGGTGTGCATGGATAATGTCCTTGCTATAAAAGTCTAAAGTTGAAAATTGAGTCTCTGGCAAAATAAATGAGGTGTATTTTTGTCTATTATCTGTTAGAGATTGAGGAAAGTAATCATCTACTACAACTGTTTCAAAATGCTGCCCTGGACCTTCATGCGAACTTTTGGAAACAATGAATTTGAAAATGTCAAAGTTTTCAATTATTTCAGGCACGTTTGCCTCAGTATGAGCAAAACTTTGTAGTTTTAAAATTCCATGAGTGTTGTCGCCCAAGGAACTCCAATGCCATCCTCCGTGGGCAATGAAGCGTGTGCTTGCAGGCAAAGGGGTCCACGGAAAGGTGAAAGACCTTTCCGTTTGTGGATCAGTAAAAATTTGTGCTTTTGTTACGATAATATTTGGTCCGGCAATCCAAGGCATTGCTAGATTGTTTGCTATCCGCATATAATTAAATTTATAAAGATACATTGGGCAGAATAAAATCCAGCGTGCGTTAGATGTATCTTTTTGGCAATCTTGCACACAAGTCGGTCGTGGAATCTCATCAACATCGCTAGTAATAATGAGATCATTGGGCTGCATATCCCAAAGACCTCGCATCAGGCTCTGGCGTTGATGGTGCTCACGTTCCCATGCATTGTTTCTGGTAAGCCCGCTAGGCATGTCAGAAACAACAATGTGTCTAATTTTTGTTGCGAATTTTGAGAAAAGATGCTGATTTTCATAAAAATATAAGGGTTTGTGTTGTCCACTATGAGTAAAGGGTGACTCTGCAATTACAAAAAAATCCACCTTATCCCACAATGTTTCGAGCCTTAACTCTAGGAGCATAAGTTCATTGTAAAAAGTAAAGCAATCATAAATTTTCATAAAAACAATTTCCTTATGCTGAAGCGTTATTATCTTCTAGCAATAATACCATCAACTTTAATAAATTCCACAGTGTAACCTGTTTGCCGAAAGATTTCTGCCAGCTGGTTCCTCTTTGCATTGATAACATCTTCCCAAGATTTATGGGCAGTAGCTACAGCATGAACTTCCACGAACCATGTATAAACCTTATCTTTTACAGCGTTAACTTTTGAAAATGTAAGTGCATCTATCTCACCGCCTTCAATGTCACATTTTACCAAGTCAACCCGATCCCAAGCTGATTGCTCAATCAAGGTAGGTAAATCTACCGCAGGTACTACAATTTTTTGGTCTGTTTTGTACATAAAGCCATTCATCTGTGTATTTTGTTGGTTTACATAAAACTCGGCGTTGCCACAAGTGTAGCCCAATGCAAGAGGTAGGCATTGAATATTGGAGTAAGGGGCTGTTAATTTTTGTAATACAGAAAAAGTATCTGGACTGGGTTCTAGAGCTATAATTTTTTCTGCATGTGAGTGCATATATAAGGCAAAAAGGCCAATATTGGCACCAATGTCTAAAACACGCATTTTTGCGTGCGTAGACAATAGTTGATCGTAAAATCTTACATTATTTATTTCATTTAATGTGTGATCTGTATAATTGGCGCCATTTTGCCAAAAGTGCTGCAATTCAGGATCAAGTTCTATCCGAACTTCTGTTCGATCGCTGGCAATCAAACTTATAACAGGCATCATATTATTATTATCCTTTTGTAATTGAATTTTTTGTTGTTTATCTACAATAGTAGAAATTATTGCAACCCTATGATCAAGATCCAATCCTGGTAAATGTAACAGCCAGTCGCCATCTTCCCAACTCCCTACACTATTCAATTTATCTACAGGTTTATGAACATATGGATACAGTTGGTAGTTGTAGCTGTTCATATGCTTTTGGGGAACAATAGTGATTGTGTTATACCACCACGGAGGAACAATCAAATTCTCACCTGTAGGATAACTGGAACTGCCAGTATCGGGCCAACTACATAAATGGTTTATTGCCCATTGATCTGAATCCCACTTGCCTTGGGATGCAAATTCTAAGGCCAGAATAGCATGGAGAAACCTGCGAGTGTCTTCACTATTTTTTAGTAAAATACTTCCTGTATTAACACCATTTGAATCAGTTGAAAGTATTACATTTGAGGATTGGATTATTCTATCTTCAATTTTGACATCAAAATTTGTTATTACTGAGTCACAATCAGTGTACCATAGCCACATTATCTCAGGATTTGAGTCCAAAATAGATAAGGCATATTTGAATCTATCAAAATTGGACGAATAATCGTCGAACAAAAATGCCTTATAATTATGGGCTTCAGCGTACAACTTTTTGTTTTTATCCCATGTCAAGTAGCTTAAGTCTTTAAGACTGGAGTTTATGACTGAAAAAATTGCATACATCTCTGGTTATCCTACTAAAAATATTTGCCATTTGCTCTTGGAAACCAACAGTCGCCCCCTGCGCTATTTGGCGTCGGAGTAGCAGTCTGTTCATTTTGTTCACAGAGATAAGGTTTTCCTAAACCAATAGCAATAGCAAGGGCACTGCTTTGATTGCCAATAAATAGTTCACAGCCTTGAATTACTCTACACAACTCCAATAAGTTTGCTGTAGGGAAAAAATCAATTTGTGTTTTGAATACGCTTTCAAAGCTCTCATGTTCAGAGGCAGACCCCACAAATACTGCCTGCTCACACAAGTTGTTCTGAAGTAGTTCAAACCATTTGGGATGTGCCTCTGCTTGCAGATATCGAGAAGTCCTATTAACAACTAGTGATTTGCCTGGTATTATTATGGGATCTACTGGCGTTAACCAAGGTTCATGCAATAGCTTGTGATTTATAATAGGATCTGCTATGTTCCATCCCAAACTTAAGCCATAGACCTGAGTTTGATTACCTTGCCATCCATGTGGTAAAATCCATTGCCAATTTTTTGAAGCCAAATCAATGTCAATTACTTCTGATTGCCACAGTTCTACACTGTGCAGGTAATCTTGGGCTTTTAACAACGGATGTATTTGCTGGAAATCATCAAGTGTAAGCCTATTTGGATGTGGGTTGCCTCTCCACCCCAATACTTTCGTACAAAACTCATCAAGATAATTCAATCGCACATAAAGATTACCACCACCAAGCATTTTTATAATGCATAAACTATAGATAGTGTCGCCAAATGTTGTGTAATTTAAAAAATTCAAAGGCATTTTTATGCTTTTTTGTGTAACACTATCTCAATAGCAGATTCGCTAACCGGATTAAGTGTTTGATCAATATCTGTTTTGGCATAATCGAAATGGGAATCTAACAGCTCCAGCTTCAAGATTGATAGTTCAGGAAAATTCCTGAAAAAATCCGTGCAGTTGATGCTCACAGGACACCAGCTATGTGTTTTTTGAATGGTCCAGGAGGTTTTGTGATCACCATTGTAGCGACTGGGCCAATTTTTTTGTTCATAAATGTCTTCATCAGGAACAGTGATAATCATATGCCCTTTGGGTTTCAATATTCTAATCCAATTTTGCATTGCTATGTAAGGATCTACAATATGTTCCAAACAGTGGCTACTGATAATAAAATCATAAGATTCATTAGGAACGTTTTGCATATATTGCGCATCACCATCACCCCAATCCCAAGCCCTTACGTGTGAAATTTTTGGAAAAAAAGTAGTGTAATTCAGCAGACTATCTGATCCTGCACCAATATCTATACCATTCCCTACAAAATATCGGGTAATAAATCGGCTGTCAGATAGTCTTCGAATTATAGATTTGCTAGTTTCGTGTGTCATTTTGGTTCTCCAAACTGTTGTTTAACGCCTGCCAAGTAAGCTTTCCTTCTCTGTGCTCAATCTCTATTTCCAAGGCTGCAATCAATTGCTCTTGCGTCATGCTCCGGGCCAACCTCAAGCACTTTTCAACTCCTCGAAGATAGCTTCGAGCTATGGCCACTTTCCCAGCAGAGGAGATGTCAATGCAGTTTTGCAGACTTTGGACCAAGCGAGATGCACCCTCATTGGGTTTGTTCAAGTGCCACTTCACCTCACCTTGCACGCTGATGCTGAAGATGGTTTCGCCAAAGTCATTGTTGATTTGGAGTGCAGTAGTTGGTTGGTGTATATGTATAGCTAAATTGCTACCAACAGTGTATCCAGCTCCTGGGTTACCTAAAGAAACACTGGTGATTGCTCCATTACTGACTCCAGTGACTTTGAAAGTGGTATTGCTCATGAGATAGAGCTTTTCAAAAAAATTAGGAACTTATCAAAATCCTCTTGACTCCAAAACAGAAACCGCCAGGTTTGATAGTTTAACTTTTCGGCAGAGAAAATCTGCTTCACGTTTTCCTCGCACCATGCTTGCAGAAACTCAGCTGATGGCTCTGTGCGCTGTGCTGTGGGAGTGTACATCTGTTCAAATGTCAACTCACATAGATGATGCAGCATAACTGACTTTACATCAGTTGGTAACGAGCCCCACTCGCGATAACGAGGAATGCTAATCTGCATCTCAGCTCATCCTGGAGATGATGTTGAAAAACTCCTGCTTGATGTGCGGGTGATCTCTGAGCACACCGCGCATCACCGAAGTTGTCATATCAGACGAGTGTTCCCTAACACCTCTGTTGGTCATACAACCATGTTCGGCTTGAAGCAGCACTGCTACACCTTGTGCCTCAGTTACTCGCTCAATCTCATCAGCAATTTGAACGGTTAGCTCTTCTTGAATAGTGGGACGGCTGCTGATCCAGTCAACAATGCGATTGAACTTGCTGAGACCAATTACATTTGTTCCCGGAAACACTCCAATATAGCAGCGACCCTTGATGGGCTGAAAGTGATGTGCACAAGTGCTTCGCACTGTAATGGGACCAGTTACATACAGCTCATCATAAGTTTGGCTATTGGGAAATGTTGTGATCTTTGGCGGGGGGCAGAAGCGTCCACTGAAAATCTCAGTAACAAACATTTTGGCCACTCGTTGTGCTGTTTCCTGTGTGTTGTGGTCATTGTCCACATCAATCACCAGGCTGCGAAGCACAGCTTCCATATTGCCTGCCACCTCGTTGATCAGCAGCTCAACTTCACCTTCGCTCACAAACTTGGAGATGTTGTCATTGCTGAAATAGCGTTGCCCTGCCTTCTGTAGACGCTGTGTGATCTGTTGTGAAATGCTGCACTCGCAGCCTGTGCTGCTGCCATCATCGATGTTGAATTTGCGGCTCATGTATAGTTCCTTGTTTCTTATAGTGAGTATGATCAGAGAGTTTGCCAAAGTCTATCAGATAAGGTGAGATTCACTCAAACTCATCAAAGTCCATAACGATATTGTTGTCGGCATTCATGCCTGTGATTTTAGCCAACATAGCTGCATGCTTATCAATCAGTTGCATGGGCTTTTCACTGGTTAAGATTTCTTCACAAAGTCCGCCAGCAAATTCAATCAAGTCTTCGCTGATGTGATGTTTCCTTTCCTCCTGTGGTAAGTCTTGCATTGCACATGCATGTTGAATGGCATCAATGTGAAGTTCAACGTTGTGGCTCATGCCCAGCACATAGCTGAGGCCATCCATGCTGCTGGGCCATTTGACTTGATATTTCTCATGTTCCTGGAACTCTTTCTTGCCCCAATCGAACATGCCACTGCCATGCTCCTTGTGCTCATGCATAAGATAGTGCTTGTATTCGTCACTGTAGCGAAACTTTTCACCGTGAACAGCTTCCAAACTCTGCTTGTAGATTTCACTTTCCAGTTCTTTTTGAGTGAAGGCTTGCTTTTTGAAAACAAGATCTTCATAGCCTTTGACACAGATATCACCAATTGTGACCCTTTTGCCAATAGAGCTTTCACGAACAGCATGCTTGTGGTTGTGACGATTGATCCAGTCCTGAAACAATTCAGTACTACCTTTGAGTTCTTTCTTGTCAGGCAAGGCGTTGTTTTTATAGGCAATGCTTTGTGGACTCACTTCCCAACTATAGTAGATGTTTCCTTTAGCAACGTTAACAAAGGGGCTTGCAGCATCATAACTCAAGGTAGCCCTACTGTTGATGTGCTTTCTCCACACTCGTTGGAGAGTTGTAAGAGCACAACCTGCCTTGATTTTGCCGTTACCTAGATAATGGATCCAGTCTCGATTATCCAAATACTTGCCATCTCGCATGATGATAATTCGTCGAAGATTGATGGCAAAATTGCTGGCTTGCACATTACTGAATGCCCAAGTTTCAAAAGGAAGATCCTTCACAACGTCCCACCAAATATCACCCTCTTCTTGATTGCGACCCTGCAAAACGTTCAAAAATTGAGTATCGCCCTCACGCCTATTCCTAATGAAAAACTCGTGGTTTTCCATGCTGCTTTCAAGACAGTCGCGAAAGTTTTTAACTCCAGGATGTAAGTTTTCGCCTGTAATGGGATCATTACCAAACTTCAACAAACTGCCTGTGGGAACATCCAATACCATGCTGTAATCGCAACTGTGTTCCAGCCACCTCAGGATTTTCATCCTAATGGCGTCTTTGTCTTTCATCCAGTCTTGGCTTGTTTGATTGTCTTTCTTTTGCCAAGGCCATTTGAGAACACCAGTGGCAATCTGATAACCGCCACTGTCTCCTACAATCACTGTTGCATTTTTGTCTCTCTTTTGCACCATGGCTTCTTGGATATCACTTTGAGCTGGATCCCAATAGCTGTGCCCACTGCTGTATAGTGCAGTGGGGTAATAAAATAGATTGGTGTTGGGTTGCAGGAAATCCAAATCTTTCAACCCATTTGGCAACCCACTGGGCACACGATCACCAAGTTGGCTCACTAGTCTCACATAGATCGCACTGATACTCGGTAAGAATACAGCATAGTCCTGGTTGGTGGTCCACATGTCTCTACCCGAAACTGGTTTCATGTTTTGGTAGATTTTGTGTAAATGTGGGTTGGGGCTGGAAAGTTTTGTCATACTCTTATCTTACTTTACCTGAGTTGATCGTGCAACTGCATTGATGATGTTTTCAAACATTACATCAGCTGACAGATATCGTTGCAACAGAACTTTCTTTTGCTTTTCCAATTGTCTGCTGAACTTTTTGGGATGATTTAGCCTATGCTGAATAAATTCCAGCAACTGTTGCTTGTGTGTTTGATAGTTGTCCCAACTTTGTGTCCACTGGCTGGGATAGAGAAAATCAGGATGATACATCTCGCTGTAACTGCAACGATTGGGCAGCACTGGAATCACATCAGCAAGCACAGCTTCCATCACACTGATGCCCAAATTTTCATGCAAGCTACAGGAAAAGATCACTTGACTTTCTGCCAGCTTTTTATAATAGCTGCCTTTGTCAAGGTTCATCTTTTGTGTAATGCACCAAGGATGTTTCATGCTGTTGGAGAGGTCTTCAGCAATTTCAGGCTGCTTATCTGGATTGTATCTGTGAGGCCAGATGACGCCTTGCTTGCGTTCTCTACTCTCTTGCATGATGTTATGCATGTGTTCAACAACAAGGTTGTGTGGTTGCCCGCTTGTTTTCGCCTTGCTGTGATACTCACTGCTGATGCCCAAGTTTTTCAAAAACATTTGTTTGTGAAAATCAGTTGCATACCAATTTTCATCGCAAGCATGAAACAGTGCTTGCTCAGCAAGCCAAGGCCACGGTTTGCTCATTTTATATCCAAGGATATCAGTGGGATCGTAACTTCCAGCATGCCAGATAGCTTGTAGATTCCAATTATATCCCATGAGATCATTCATATACTTGACTTGCAGAATCACTGGATTCCAAGCATCAGTGAACAAATGCACATCGTTTGGAGTTGTTTCTCCAGCATCATGTTTGTTGAGAAACTCAACCAGTTGAGTGCTTTTCCATCTGTTGGTGTCACTAAAATTCAAAAATGCACCTGATGACGTGCTAGTAGTGTTTTGAACACCATCCAGTTGAATAACTGTGGCCTTATTTCCCACCATTTCTTGGAGCCGCAGGGGAATCTCCTTATACCATTGTTCTGAATAACGGCTGTCTAATGGCTCAATAGGCCATACAAATACATTGGGCAATTTTGTTGTGTCCTTCAAATATTGTCTTGTAGAGATAGTGTACAAAACACAGAAATTTTTGGCAAGCTTTGTATTGAAAAATGTAACGGCTTATCACTAATACAAGATAATTGAGCCAGCACAATCCTAGCCTGATCTCCTGGCGCTCAAATACCTTGTATAGCAATCCTTGGTGGTTATGCAGCGTCCCAGGCTAGCACAGCACCGTTCTCACCATCTTCACTAACGTCAATACTTACTGCACGACCTGGATAGCGAGAAGAGATTTGGGCGTAGAGGTCTTCGGCGATCATCTCGCAGCTTTTGAAGTCTAGCTGAATTACACCATCACCATATAGACTTTCTAGCCAACGCTTGAAAAGAATGAATTCGATGTCTCGGTCATTATGCACAACTGAGATGCCCACCTTGAAGTGAAACATGTGCCTGTGTGGATAGCCCAGGAAAGACACGTCCTTGAGACCGGGATCAGTAAGTGCTGCTGGATACTTGTGAATACCTTCTCTCTGGAAGGTAACATAAATCATTCTTGAAGTGGGTTCTGTCATTTGTTTTTCTCTTTCAACAGTTGCGTATAGGCTACTCAACTATTTGGCTTATCACAAGCTACAGAACTAGTTTTTCTGACAGTAGCGCAAGCCACACTCAGCTCCGCAGAATTCAATTCTTATTCCTAACACATCTCGAAAGTATGTGGGCCAGATGTCTCTTCCTACCAGTGTCACAACTCCTGCATCATCACAAATATATCGAGGATAGCCTTCCAACTTTGCCTCGCATTCAGCACAAATCAAGGTGGGAAAATTTGTTGGGTCTTGTTTCTTGAGCCTCATTTTGGGACCAACGTATCAACAAAAATATCGGCTGTTTTTTTCCAACTCCATTTTTTACTACCCGCAAAAACAGTTTGTCGACATAATGTCAAACATTGCGAGATGGCTGCATCAATGTCATGGTTTAGCGAACCAGTAACGCCATCATCTACAACATCTATAGGTCCCTGCACCGGAAAAGCTGCAACCGGCGTACCAACACTCATGCTTTCAATCATAACTAACCCGAATGTATCACTTTTGCTTGTGAAAACAAAGCAGTCAGCGTTTTGATATTGCTGCACCAATTGCTTACCACTCAATTGCCCAGTAAATGTAACCCAAGGATATGTCTTTTGTAACCTTTTGAGATCCGGACCATCACCTACGCATACTAGATTGTATTTTTCTGGCGATAAGCTACAAAACACCTCTAAATTTTTCTCAGCACTGACTCGGCCAACACTCAATAATGTTGGCTTGTCGGAGCACTTGCGGTCATTGAATTGAAACAATTGGGTGTCTACTCCCCGTGACCATGTAATAGCCTGCGATAGGCCAAGAGACACCATCTCTCTTTGCATAGTAGGTGTGTTAACCAAAGTTGCTGCGCTATTTTGATGAAACCATTTGAGATACCTCATTGTTTTGTTGGCCGGCACGCCAAATTTTTCCTGGAGATAGTGGTCCCATCTTGTGTGAAAGCTGGTTGTGTAGCGCCAATTTTTGTTTTGAAAAAATTGCCTAGCAGTCAAGCCCAACACACCTTCTGTACAAATGTGCAGGTGTGTAGGTTCATACGCCTCTATTCTTTTTGTCAAATTCCAAAAATTCAATGGTATGCGAGCACCTGGATATACCAATGCAGGCATCGACATCATTTGATCAGGAGTGATGTGGATGAGATTATATATGCCTCGAGAAAACAGTTGTTTTTTCACTTCATTCATTGTAGTCACAACACCATTTACTTGATCTTGACAGTTGTCGTCCACAATCACAAGTCTCATTGAATACTCCATTTGTTTTTCATCATCATACTTTTGGTTTGAGTATCGTAAACCAAAAGTTCAATTGAGCCATCAAAATTTTCAACCAAGGCTGAAACAGTTTCACAAAAGTCACCACAATTCATATAAGCAAAGCCGTCATCAAATGTTTTCAATGCTGCGGAATGAATATGTCCGCAAATCACCCCGTGGAACGCCTCATCTCGTGCATACTGAATCAAATGCTGCTCATATTTGGTAATAAATGCAACTGCTTGTTTGGTATTAGTTTTGAGAAAGCTACTGAGGCTCCAATAGTCCTTTCCAAAAAATTTACGAGCATAGTTCAAATAAGTGTTAACCCATAGCACAAAGCTGTGTGCCTTGTCTCCCAATATGCTCAACCATTTGTGGTATCTAATTACTCCATCAAACAAATCCCCGTGTGTTACCAAAAATCGTTGTCCATGCACAGTGTAGTGCTCAAAAGCATTGCCCAGCTCAATGTTTCCAAAAGTATGCATATCAGGTAACCATGCTCGGAGAGATTCGTCATGATTGCCCAACACATATCTAACCCGTGTGCCTCTTTTGGCAGCAGTAAGCAGTCGTCGTACCACATTGCTGTGAGTTTGTGGCCAGAACTTACTGCTTTTTAATTTCCACAAATCAAAAATATCACCAACAAGATACAGATTTTGACAGGTGTTGTGCTTCAAAAATTCTGTAAGGAGTTCGGCTTGACATGCTCTACTGCCTAAATGGATGTCACTTATGAAGATACTGCGATATTTGCTGTTTGGCATCAGAGCCCTTTCAGATTCGTCAAAACTTTTTTGTAGTTACCCAAATTTTTATTTTGGAACCTCTTGTCATTACCATCAATCCAGCGCCAAAAACTGGGCTCAAGTAATGGGTGGACCTCAGGCAAGTCCATCTCAAACTCAGGCATTTCCACTTCAGCCATGCTCAAGTAGATGTCGCCACTTTTGGGATTTTTGAAAAAATCCACGTCCCACCTATTCAAACCTTCTTGAAACTTGCAGCGAGTTTTGTGGATTACGGGCTTGGCAATCAAAAACAATTTGTGATAATCGTGGATTGAAATTTCTGTTTCAATTTCGACAGTATTGCCAGTTACCTTTGTCTTGAAAGTGAACCAGTGGGTTTCAGCATCACCACTGTGGGGAACCACATGCCTAATTCTTGCACTTTTGTTGATATAACCCTGTGTAATTTCAACGGTTTGCACATTGGGGTGACGCTTGAGATAGCGTAGTAACTCTTGAGGCTTTTCTGGCCGTAATAGGAGTTTACGTTCATGTTCAACTGGCATTTACGCCTCCATCAAAAAAATGGGCACTTGATGTGCCCATTTTAGTTTTCAACTATCAGCGAAGCTTTGCTGGCAGCACATATTTGTATGTGGTGATACCAGTGTTGAGCTTGAGCTGAATAGCCCCTTTGACACTGAAACTCATTTCTGCATCAGCACCATCAACCAGCTTCAATAGTGCACTCACTAGCCCAATGGGCCACTTGTGTGAACTTTCAAATTGACCAGTGACACCGGTGGCAAACACCACACCGCCTCGCTGAGTAGCTGCGCCTTCGTCCCCAATGAAGAACTTGAGGTTACCGTCCACAGTCTTGGGAATGAAATATTGTTCATAGCTGCCAAGTGATCCAGCAGCCCAGTTGAACTGTTGAATGTTGCTCTTGCTGGGCTTGATCTTCACGTCCCAGCCAGGCTCCATATACTTGGGTTGATCAGGGACCATGTTTTTAGCCAGGAACCTATAGTTTATGAAACTGTTGCTTTTGTTTGTGTAGTGCATTTCAGTGGGCACATCCACACCCTCGCGCTCAGTATACACCAGTTCCAGCTTACTGTCCTTGTGTGCAAATTCTGGGTCATTCACAATGCTGTTGAGCAAGCCAAGATTGGCAAGTCCAAATTCACCACTCCAGCCGTCTACTGGGTTCAAGGTTTCTGCCTTGAGAATAACTTGCTTGTCCTTGTCAATAGCCTCAATGGTGCTGGTTTTGGCTCCACCAGATACCTTGATCTTTTCATAAAAACCAGTGCTGATCACATTCTTTGCAAGATCAGAGATTGCATCCTTAATAGCTGTTGCTGTCATTTTCAATAAGCTCCTTTATTACCCATTTTGCGTTGTATTGTTTCTTCGTCAACCAATGCTGCGTTTTGTTTCAAATCTTCGTCAGTCCAACCCAACATGTTTTTAAGCACATACCTCCTGCTAAGCCAAGGTGGCGCACTGTTCAATGCTTCAAATAACGTTTTCAATTCACTGGGTTCATATAGGCGTTTTTGGGTTTTCATAATTTTTCCAAAATTGGTTTTAGAGGTCAAACATAACCTTTGTAATATAGTGAGCAATAGTTGCAGGTATGTCAACAACAAAGGGACACCATAATCTCATTTCATGACCTTTTTGGAACAGAGTAGCAACACTATCCAAATCACTGCGCCCTTTGTAAGCAACATAAGCAGTGTGTTCAGGCACATGTTCCCCAATGAAAATTTGACTGCCTTGATTGTCAAACTTCCGCAGCACACCAGCTGAATACCACCTGCCTACCTTCGTTCCAGTGTTTTGTTCATCTTGATACAGTTGATCAGTAGGTATTTTCAAGAGTATATTGCTGTTTGTGAATATGAGATTGCCACATCCTCTCTTGTTTTTATGACCCAAAAGAGAAGCTTGCCTTCGTAGTGCAAATGGCAAGCCATCATATTGCTCTACAACAGATCCTGCTTGTGAAAACAACAGATCTTCTGCTTCACAAATGCTGTCAACTTCGTGAAAGTCTTGAGTTATAGTGTTCAGGCACAAATACCCAGTTAAGAATACCAAAGTGCTGGCGGTTGTGGGATGAGAATTGCTCCATGTGCTTGCTGATGCCAACGGATAGGGCTTGTAACGCAAGAGTTGAGCCCTCTCTTCTTTTGAGATTCCAAAGAGGGGGCTCTGCATTGTTTGCTCTTAGTTGTTTTTCTTTTTGTTTGACACTTTGGGCTCTTTCACAGCCTTGGTTTCCTTAGGCTGCTTAGCTGCTTTTGGAGTCTTGGATGCCTTGGATGTTTTCGAATCTTTTGCAGGTTTGGATTCCATAACAGATGGTGCATCTTTAGCTGGTTCTAGAACAGGGGAGATTGGTGGTAATGGCACTACTGGGTTGCCAGCTGGTGTTACAACTACAGGTTGAATAGGCTCAGGGGCTGGTGGGGCTGGCACTGGTGTAGAAGGCTGCACAGGAGGCTTGGTTCCAAACACACGTCTTATGCTTTCGCAAATAGCAGAAAAAATATTCATAAATTGGTCCTTAAGGTTGACTTTCCCAAATCTACTTGACTTGGCGTTGAGTTGTCAACCTTTCAAAAGCTGAACATACTGTCAAAAGTTTCGTTGTTTTTGGCATCCTCTAGATTCCAGTGTAGCACACCCAATAAGTTTTCCAATTTTTTGTCCAAAATTGTTGCTTCCATCAAAGCGTCGTCAAAGGGCAAGGATTTGAACCAGTCAGGTAAGTAGAGTTGATCTACTGGATATGCAACAGAAGTCATGCCCAATGGGTTGGATCGCAGTTTACACACAATGACTTTTTGGCCATCTTGAATACGCATTGAACCATAGTCGTTGTAAATGTCACACAACAAGTTCCAATTTAACGAGGCCAAAACATGCCCAGGAATGGTTTTTCTTTTAACTGGGTCCTTTTTGAGATCAACACTTTCTTGTGCTTTTTTGATCATACCATACTGTGTTAAGTTGTTGACCCTTTTGGGGCTGCCTTTGGCCCAACTGGGCCATTTACTGAACTCAGTTCGGAACTCTTTGATGCGATTGAAAATTGAGTCTTTGTCAACCTCAGTCAAAACCAACGTCAAAATCTCGCTCAAAAACTCTTGAACTGGCTTGGGTGTGTCACTTCTCTTTAAGTCCAAGCCCATTGCTTTGATTTCACCAGGCTTGCCGTCAACATCCTTTCTCTTGCCTTCTTTGTCATAAATCATCACAGCATATCTCTTCTTGGTAATGAACAAGCCATGGCTTGCAACCAGTTCACGACCAGCTTTGATAACGCTACGAGATTCAGGAACATTGAATGCCTGTTTCATAAATCCAGGAAAGCTTTGGTTAGTGATGTCTGCAACTTGATCATACAGTTGTACCACTGCTTCACGACTCCAATCAAAGCTTTTGAAGTCTTCAAGCTGGCTCATTACAGGGTATGCGCTAAAATAAATGCTGTCGGTGTCGCCATATATGACAGCATCACCTTTGTAGTGATATTTCCCTGATATTACCTCATTGATCTTACTACCCATGTGTTTGACGATACATCTACCTGTTAAAGTAGTACTTTGTGCAATACGGTTGTCAAACCACGATGAGCTAGAATTTCCGATAGCTCCATAAAGTGAATTTAGCAAAATTTTCTTAATCAACTGCCTTCTGTCATAAAAATCAGCTTTTTCTTGATACTCACTCTTCTTAGAGGGATCAGGTTCTTCATCAGCTTTTTTGAAACATGCTTTGGCTTCTGCCTGCAACTCCTTTCTCTCACCATACCAGCGAGCCAGCAAGCCTGGTACCACACCCTCCTTGTTGAGATCAAAAATGGTGCCATTGGCACTGAGAGTCATTTGCTTTTTGGGATTTTCAAAAATCCATTGATACAGTTCGTCAGCACTGAGTTCCACAGTGGTGCCGTCTTCAAAGTCCACAGTCAGCATAACCATTTCCCGATTCATCACTTGGTTATACTCAATAATGCCAAACATCTCGTTCCAACTGTCAGCAAAAGTGCGCTTTTCCTTTTGCATCCTGTGTTGAATCAAACGATCATTACCCACAGGGCGGATTTGCCCTACTACTGTTTCCTTGCTCATGTTCAAGCTACGAATAGCACTGGGATATAGACTGTTGATGTCTACGCCGCCAATCCACTTGTGCATGCCTTCAACTGGGTCAGCCACATATGCACCAGCAATACCAGTGGGCTCAATGTCTTCGCCGTCACTGTCCTTCTGAACTTCTGCCTCACGACGCCGAATGGGTATGCAGAGACCAAGATCATGTGCTTCATTGGTAATGGCATTGTCAATAAGTTGCACTGAGCCCAATGTTGTTTGAATCAATACACCGTTGGTGTGTGCAAGATCATTGGAAAGATCAATAAATTTCAATTTGCGATCAATCTTCACCAACAGCATGACGTCTTGCCTGTTATAGGCAATGAACTTTTCAAAATCTTCGTTGTAGAGCTTGTCCAAGCTGCCTTCATACGCAACTTTTTTCTCGCCCACCTCATACTCGCCCACAAAGTCCAGTCGATATGAATGCATTTCATGGTAGGTGTGTTTTCTGTATAGTTGGAGGTAATCCAAGTGCACTCTGCCCACTAGATCAAATGTAACAGTGGGCTTGCCATAGCTTTCATACTCTCTTTTCTTGGGAAATTTATTCCAGAGACACAGTCGTTTAGTGTGCTCCTTACTCAAAATTTGAATGATACGATTGTGCAAATAGGGAATATCATACCCCTCTGAATTCCAACCTGTGAGAACATCTGCATCCTCAATCAGTGTGAGAAACACATCCAAGAGTTCAGCTTCACTGCTGCATAGCACAGTGTCTTCAAATTTGTCCACAATATCAGAGGCTTGGTCAACTGTGAGTGTTTTGGGCTTGAGAACCAAGGTGAAGTTTTTGTCCAGCCAACTTAGATACACCGAAATAGCTGTTACGGGATTGAATGCTTCATCAGCTGAGCTGAATCCACGGTCTGGATCATAATCTACTTCAATATCAAAAAATCCCACATGCAATTGTGGACTTGCTGCATTTTTGTAATGTTCATAAAAACACCGGAAAATGGGATTCATGTCACTTTCATATTGCTGTGTTTTTGGAACTTGTCTGCACTCTCTTTGAAACTCTTCCCATCGGGTGGTTTCAAATTTGTCCAATCGTTCACCATAGATGCTGGTATATTTGCCACGCTCGCTGGGAAAATACATCACATACTTGCTGGGATATGTGTTGAACACTCTTTTGTGATTCACACGCTCCACCACATGAATACAGTTTTTGTCTTTTTCCAAAATAGCGTCAACGTATGTCATCCAAAACTCCATAATCCATATAAATTCAAACCTGTGTAAAACAACATCAGGAGGGTCAGTAACTGATTTTTACGCAATATGCTGCTGATGGTCAAGGACACACTGCCAAACAACCAAAACAAATACAAAATGTTCAAAGGCATTGCTTGGAATGCCAATAAGGCGGCAGCCAGCATACTGCTGGCTGTTCCTCCAATTTCAAAAGCCAAGATAATCTTGGATCCTTGAGGCTTAACCAGCCCTGAAAACGCAAGCCAGAGAGCATGTGACTCTCTAGGAAACACCTGCTGCTTTTAGCACTTCTTCCACGCTGTCCAGCTGTGTTTGAAGATCATTGAGAGTGTCTTGATTTTGTTGGCTCATTTTGTATGCGGTGCGGATAGCCATGTTTAGGATCTTTTTGTCAATATCAAGTTCCTCGCTCACTGCGCCCACCTGGTCTTTTAAGCCTTCCTTGAGAGTGGCAATCTCTCTCATAACGTCAATACCTGAATTCACAAGTGCCATGATCTTGGATCGATCATTTGGACCAAGAGTGCCGATACCCATTTGTTTTGCTCCACGTTTGTTGGTATGCACTGATTGTGTGGCAAGACTTGCATGTGTCAAACAACAATAAAGCTAGTGGCTTGAACTCCATTGTTGTAACCTTCTAGAGAAAAAAGATCACTACTAGAGGGTTGCCAATTGGTTTTGAATCCTGTATACTGATTCATCATTCCACCCACGCTGAAGTAAAATGATTCTGTCTGGGTAATGGGGTTTTGAAAGTTAGCTGCGTCCTGGAATCTGTAACCTTCCTGAGTTTGACTTTTCCAGTTCAAACTGTTATCAGTAAACCAAATTGTACCACCAGTTAAGGCCACCGTTGCTTGTTTGCCAGTGGTTGATCGATACAAAATCCGAGAGATGGGTTTGTTTTTGCCTTGATCACTTAGCTGATCAAACAATGTCCATTGTGTATTGTTTTGTTGAAAATTTGGTGTGTAAGCTATCCACCCTTTGCCGCCCAACCAAACTTTCAAAGTCAAACCCTGACTGGCTTCAACACTGTATATTCCTGTTGACAAGATGCTGGGAAGAGTGACTCTAGTCCAAGTGTCAGTATTGTCTGTGCTCACCAACACCACAGGTGTTGATAAGTTGTTGGTGCTGCCCACTGCTATCCAATTTCCAGCTCCATAATGTTTGATGTCAAACAAAGTCATGGGCTCTTGATAACTTACATATTTTCTGGTCCAGGTGGCTGGACCACCATTGCCGCTCACAGCAATAAAACCAGTTTCACTCAAGTTATTGAAATTTTTTTCATGACCAACAACACCAAATATGCCTTGGCCCCATGTAATTTTGTTCACCAGCCAACTTTTGTTTTCAGGGGTGTAGGAAAACCAGTTTACTAGATTACTGCTAACAGTGAAATCGCCAAAATTGGTTGCCCCAACCCAAATGTTGTTGCCGTAAGCCATGGATTGTAGGCTGCCCAATCCTTGTACTGGATTGTTCCCAGTTATCCAACTGGTTTCATTTTGGGAATAAGCCCACAATCCCCTGCTATACCACCTGGTGGGATCCATGCCAAAACTGTATAAATTTGTCATTGCCCTTTATTTAACAGGCTTGAACTTTCCATTTGTTTGGATCTGAGGCGGTACACCATCAGGTGTTGTGATGTTACCAAATTTTCTTGCTTGCTTTTGAACTTCTCTGGGCCCCACGTCAGAGGTTGTGTTTACCCCTTTGACAACACGCCCTACACCGCCCTCTTCCGATAGTTTAGGCTGCTGGACTAGGAAGCCTTTTTCAATTTTGGGATTGATGTTATAGGGCATATCTTGAGGATCAGTGGACACCTGCCATCCCAAGTTTTTGGCTAAAAGTTGACTCAGCTTGGAATATAGTTTTTGTCGGCTGCTTCCTTGTGCGGTGAAAAATATTCCTTTGATGGGAACTGTTTTTTGTTGTTGAATAGCGTATTTGATCAATTGCTCAATGGCACTGAAAACCCGGAATGCAGAACCTGTGCCACTGACATCCAAGCCATGTTCCTTGTGAGCAAATATGACTTCATATATGCCCCGTTTTTGTGGCTCGGGTCGATACATCAGCTCAAGTGTGTATTCATTATCATCAATCTGGAAGTCAAAAGTAATGTGGCTTTCTCCCTGCCCCACAACCTTCCACTTGCTTTGCGGTAGTTGATAGTCAAACGCCTCCAGTAAGCTCTTTTTGAAAATTGTGAAATAGTTGCGGGTTTGCAGTGCTTGGCCTCCAATTTCATTTGCAAGCCTCTGAGCCATAGCCCAATACAAACGATTTCTACTTCCTGGATCTCCAGAGAATGTCACATAGTCCCATTGGTGTGCCGTCAAATACCCACGTAAGATTCGGACTATTTTGCCCAAGAGCTGTACACCTTTTTCTCCAAACTCCATGGTTATGCCAATGCTGTCATCCACTGAAAAGGTGATGTTGTAACCGGTCCAATCGTCGGGTATAGTGATGTTATGATGTTTGGCCACATACGGACCATAATCAAAAAAACTGCCATCAACTGGCTCTAATCCAATGTCTACCTCATGTCCAGCATACTCAAATTTGGTTTGCACGATATTGTCGTCTTTGTTCCACATCCATCGAACATGCTCTGGTTCTCCGCGAAACACTTCCCCCAATTGGCTCTCATCACAGTCCTGCATGTTCAAGAACCAGTTGGCTTGTGCCTTGTCATGTGGAGTAGCAGTTTTTCTTGATTTCAGTTTTTTGGCTTTGGCGCAGGTGACATCTCCGCCATAATGGCGTGTGATTTTGGCTTTTAAGGTTCCGGGCGCACCTTTGGTTGTGGTGCGAGTGGTGCTTTCATTGGTGGCCCCGGCTGTGGTGAAAAATACGCCGCCCATGGGCAAAGTTTGGCCTTGAGGAATGAGACTGTTGTTCAGTCGCTTGATCCACTGGGGCGTGATGTGGCGTCGCCGCACTCCGCCGGAGAAAAACAAATGCGTTTCAACCGGAGCGTCACCCTCTGTTTCCATCACTGCATACATGCGGTTACGGCCCTCGTGACCCACAACCCGGGCAGGCATTTCGAGGTCACCAGTTTCCCACTCTGGCGGCACAGAGATCACCAACCAAGGAGAGGCAATACTTCCGCCCTGTTCTAGATGCTTTTGGATATAGTCCGCACTCTGCGCCTGTTCACGTGGGAGACTGTGAGCCAAACGTAGGAAAACACTGGGCCGCATCTCTACACGCAAGCCGAGATAGTCTACGTTTTGGTTGTCAGGAACTTCCCCTAGCCCTTTGACGTTGTCAATTTTCACTGCTTCAAAAAGATCTATCAATCTCATCCGTACACCATACTGTCTATTCTTCGATATTTGATGTTGAAACTGTTCATCAACAACTCAACTTCACGTAGGCACTCATTTCTGCCGCCGCCGACTATATAACTTCCACTGAAACGCTTGAGTTGGGCTACACTGGTCCAGTTCACTGTGATACCATCACTCAGCATCCAGCGTTCAAATTCTGGACCAATGAACTGTTCGAAATTCAAAGCATAGTCATCACTGAGTTCTCCACCAAACAACTCTCTGCTGTCATTTACTTTGTTTTGATACATCAAGCGGATGGTTTTGATGATTGTTCGGTCACTTATGCCTTGGTCCATCCAACTTCTGAAATATCCATACCCCTTATCTACAATTTGAAATCTGCTCCAGTCGATTGGATGAGGATTTTCTTCAGGATCTACTTCATCGCCTCTTATAGTATCCTCCCAGTAGATTATGATGTCTTGAACTGTGTCTCCGGTCATGCCTTGATCTTCAGCATTTACAAACATCAAAACTGGTCCAGTTTGATTGTTAACAAATTTAATAATTTGTTCAAAAACTGGATTTTCATCACCGTCATACATACCGCTGTATTCTGGTTGCACATCCACCACAATGACGCTGGTGCCTCTACCTTCATCCAGAGATTGTTTTTGGTATGCAGGATTGTAGAGCCGGAAGTAGCTAGCAGGATCATCCGGATACTTGATTACTTCTCTTCTCCAACCCAGCGTATCTGCTAACTTTTGGCTCAGCACATTGTAGAGTTTCTGCCTGCTGGGCTCACTGGCCCCAAATCTCAAAAGTGCAACAGGTTTGTGTTGGATAAACATGCTCACTGCTCGAGCCACACCCCAAAATACTTTTGTTGCGTTGCCAGCACCTGTGATGCTCATTCTGCCCTCAGGGTCTTTGAACTTTAGATCATAAGTGTCTCTGCCAACTTCTGTGAACTGACACAGGTATTTTCGTTTTCCAACAGTGAACTGGTAAATGGTTTTGTCTGTTACATCTGATACCATCTCTGGAGGTGTTACTCCTTCGGGCACGCGGTTCAAGTCAAACAACTCCATCAAGCTGTGTGTTTCAGTAGCTCTCGCTTTCTCTTCTCGGGTCACAGCCCACTGTACATAGTCTTCCTCATGTTTTTTTCCAGAATGCCATCCCAAATGCTGGGCCAAGCGGTTGCTGAATATATGATAGAGCTTGTGACGACTGGGCTCATTATCAAAAGATATAAAGACGATTGTTTTTACTATTGAATTATTTTTCAAATAGTCATCTAAACCTTTGGCAACTGCCCAAAACACTTTGGTAGCATTTCCTGCGCCTGTTATGTCAGCAGCTCCGGTTGCATCACTAAATGTTACTTCCACCTCGTCGTCGTCTGGATGGAATGCAAGATCATATTTTTTATTATCGATTGCAAACTTGTAAACGGTCATGTCTGGACTGTTGGATATCAACTTGGGCCCTAACACTCCTTCGGGCACTCGGTTCAAATCAAACAACTCCATCAGTGTGGATTCTTTGACAGAAGTTTTCTCAATCTTGGATAACTTTTTGTAGTAGTCAAGATCCTCTCCTAAATGGTCCAGTGCTATTTCTCGTGCCACTTGAGGGTCTTTGGTGTGTTCCATCTCCACTTGAATGCCACGCTTGAGCTGGGCCTCAA